GATATCGTGAAATCGCTGGATTGAAAGATGCTTCAGAAGAAGAAGTTCTGGCTAAGATTGTTCAGGATCACGATACCTACGAAGACAAGGGATATAAAAAAGGTACTCCAGCAGAAAAAGCTGCGAATACACTATACAAAAAGCTGTACGTAGAATTGAATGATGCTCCATTCGGAGCTAAAGATCGTCAATTTATGTATGACGCATTTATTGAGACTCAAAAGAAATTAAAGAGGTCTGGAGTAGATGTTACGATAGCTGACATTCAAGCTATTTTGTGGTACTTTGAGAAAAATCTATACAAAAAACTTGGTGTCACCAAGCCTATTCAGGGTATAAGTTATGAAGATGCCGCCAACAAAACCTACGAAAAATGGAAGAATGCAGGCAATTCATTCAACTATGCGATTAAAGAATCTGAACAGGGAGAAACCATAGATGAGGTAGATATAGATGAAGAACCTACGCCTACAGTTCAACCATCCAAAGGCATCCTTCGCGGCAAGCGCCCAACGAAAGCTGATGTAGACAAGTATTTGTCGGAACAAGAGTTCTTCCGCAGCACAAGTCCATTTGCGTGGGCTGTTGATCCTGTTTCTGAAGAAACACTTAAAAAGTCTAGGATTGTAGAGAACGAAGGAACATACGGCGTCGTGACAGAGGATGGGGATATCAAGGGCGTATTCAATCCTAACGCAGCAAAACAAAGAGAGGGAGTTCCGGCAAGGAAAAACACGTTGGCAGGCTTGATACCCAAGGCTATTAATGCTGGAGGTATTAAGCTCGACAACTTCGATGGTCGTCTTACCGAGTTGTATTCAAAGAACGGATTCAGAAAAGTTTCCAGCGTTCCTTTCAATGAGGATTACGCCCCTGAAGGATGGTCGAAAGAAAAGGATGGTACTCCGGATGTTGTTTCGATGGTTTACGATCCGGACAACAAGTTGGACATTGAATTCAAGAAGTTCGATGACTATGGAGATATGATTTCCTACAGAGACTCATTCGTGGATCAGGCCAGAAAAGAGGTTGATAAAAAGTGGGGAGAGAAAAAAATGATCGCTTTAACTAAGCGAGATGAAGTTGGAACAGAGACTGACAGAGAAATTGCTGCCTATGCTTCTAAATTACTGAATAAATTCGGTCCATACACCAAGGCCAATGTTATTCAGATTATGAATATGTCTGCTGAAGAGAAAATCAAACTCATCAATGACACATTCGAGGCTAGGGTCAAAAAAATGAATCCAGCCTTTAGAGAGCCTGGAAATGACTTTTATGATCAATCAGTTAAGCGTAGGGATGAGGTATTAGCCTTAGTTACAAAGCCAACCGTACAGCCATCAATGGTAAAGCGCACTCCTGCCCAGATTAGACAGGCTGTAGAAGACGGAGTAGATGCAGTTGAAGCAGCGATCGCTGAGGGCATGGATCCACAGCAGGCTGTTGACGAGAACATCTCAAGCCAGGATTGGTACGGTGATTTGAGTCCTGCCCAGAAGGAACAGCTGAATGAAATTCTTCAAGACGAGTTCGGGGCTACGGCAAGTGAGCCAAAGGCGACCACACCGGTTGGAGAACAGATTGCAAGCATCGTTGATAACTACTATAAGCTCAAGGACGGAGATCGCTCTGCTCGTGCGGCTATCAACGAAATTTTGGGTCGCGACCCAAAGTTGAAGTATATTTACGACAATATTTCAAAGATCAACAAGCAGCTGCAAGACGCAGGTGTGATAACAGATAAAACCGACGGTTGCCCGTAATAAGATATGAAACCCAATAAGTTAGAAAAGAACATTGTAGACCTCTTGGTTCCGCGTCATCTCGATGAGTTGGATGCCTTTTACTTCTATCGTGCCGCCAGCAACTGGTGTCAAAACGTAGGATATTTCAAGGCTGCTGAGTTTTTTGCGGCTGAATCTGCCGACGAACTCGTTCACGCTGGTAAGATTGAAAAGTACTTGGTAGATTGGAACATAAGCGTACCACTTCCTTCTATTCCTAAGCCACAGATTGAGTTCTCAGGATTGTTGGAAGTGATTGAAGAGGCGTACAAAATTGAGTATGAGTTGTACGAGAAGTACGAGGACACATCAATGAAAATTTTTGAAGCAAAGGATGTATGCACATTTGACTTCTTGCAGGAGTTTCGCGGTATTCAAACCAAATCAGTTGCGGAATACAGCGACAAACTCAATATGCTTGAGGGCGTGAAAGGTGACAAATTCGAAATGTTATTGCTTGAGAAAAAACTGTTCTAATGGCCAACCCTTGTAAGGTAACAATCAAAACTTCTAAGAATGCTACTCCAAAGGAGATGACCTTTGAGGAGTACATGGAGATGCTCTATAACGGAGAGTTGGATTTGGAGAAACTTATCTCCGATGGAGTTATCAATACAAATAAGTTGTCGGGTGACAATCCTTTCGAGGCCAAGACACCCCCACAGCCCGGCCCCACCAAGAAACGGGGGTTTGTGAAGTCTGTAGAAGACAATGATGATATCCCCGATAACGTAAAGGCTGCATTCTCTGGAGATCGTGTGAACTACGAAGTTCTTCCGAATGAGATATCAGTAAATACGGCCAATGAAATTATAAAGTCGGTTGGTATAGATGAGGCTGAAAAGATTGCTCTTAGCGGAAGCCGAAATATGCCTACGGCATTTAGAATAACGCTTGCTCAGGTTCTTATTAAGAAATTCTCAGCTAGTGGAGAAACCCAACGTGCAGTTGAACTTGTTGAGAACATTGCGGAATTAGCCACTGATTATGGTCAAGCTATTCAAGCGCTTTCATTGTTTGCTCGATTGACTCCGGAAGGAGCTGTGCTTGCCGTTACCCGTCAGATCAAAAAGTCTCGCGAAAAGACACTAAAGAAATACAAGTCTGACGTTAAGTCAATTAAGAATGATTTAAACTCTATCAATAAAAATGCGGCTAATGAAGTTGCTAAAATTGTAGAGAAAGAGGCAGAAAAAACTACGGCTACTGTTAAGATGCCTAAGCGCCCGGCGGCATATGGTGCTAAGAATAAGATCATAACCAAAGCTAGATACGAGAAGGCTCGTCAGAATCTAAAGGGGAAGATGTTTAGTGCGGTTGCTCCTCCACCTGAATTGGTTGAGGTTGCAATGTTCCACATTGAGGCTGGTGCTAGAAACTTCGGTGACTTTGCCAAGCGGATGGTGGAAGACTTTGGCGATAAGGTTTCGGACTACTTGCAGCCGAGCTATGACGCTGCTATCAGTCAATTGAATGCTGATGTCCAGCAAAAGCAGATTGACAAAGATGTGAAAAAGTTCGGAACCATGATGTCCGAGCAGTTGCCCCGCCAAACCGATAGAAGATCAAAGGTAGAAAAACTCAAAGAACTGGCTGATGCAATTGATTCCCAGACTGGGAATGACGCATTCAATCAGTTGCTCAACGACTACAAGGCTATCCTAGCCCAGGAACAATTGGATAAAGATGCTGCTAAGGCCCAGAAAAAAATAGATAGGCTGGTTGCTTACATGGGTACAGAAGCTGGAATTAATAAGGGGCTGAAGGAGATGAATGTAAAGATTAGCGATCTAATCAAAAAGCATTACTCCGAATTAAATGCAACCCGTGAAGATTTAGTAGACAAGTTTGTGAATGAGGCTGGACTAACTGGTGCTGAGGCAGACGCGCTGGCTCAGAAAGTACAGACAGAGTTTGATAAGATAGTAAAAGAAAGGAAGGAAAGCGCGATTAAGCGATATATGCCTAGACAAGGCGATCCAAAGAAGAAGAAGGAGGCGTTTGAGAAACTCATTGAGGCATCTAATCTTGGTGCTGTAGATGAGGCCATGGTAAATGAAGCTCTTGCTGAATCTTTGGGCATTGATGGTTTATCAGCCGAAGACGCTAAGAACATTCAGGATCTAGCCAACAAGGTGCAAGAGGCCCAAACCGAAAGGGAGGAGCTACGTGCCATCCAGGATCTTTTGACTTACCAAGAAAACTTAAACGGATTCTCGTGGTTTGATGCGACTCAAGCCGTGTGGATGGCAAGCATTCTTTCGGGTTGGAAAACGCAGACCATCAACGCGATTGCTAACTTGTACAATACAGGCGCTTTGTTCATGAACGCGTCTTTGCAGCGTAACTCAAGCAGAAGAGTGCTAGCTAAAGGTTTAGCGGTTGGATGGAAGCGTGGATTCTTTGAAGGATTAGACACCCTAAAGACCGGTTACAGTCCACTTCGCGACAAGTCCGAAACACCTACGATCCTGGAGCGTGTAACTTTCAAGGGCGGTAAGTTCAATCCAATTAATTACGCTAAGTACGTTCGTCGTATCATGACCGCTGTTGACGTGGTTGCCTTTGAAGGTCTTCGTCAAATGCGATCGTTCCAAATGGCCTATAAGAAGGCGGCTGCTGAAAATGAAGGGATGTCTCGTAAGGAACTTAGAGATAAAACTCTTGAAATTTTGAATCGTAATGACGAAACAAAAAACCAAGTAATCAAGCAAGCTAAAGAAGAGCGTCAGCAAAAAGAACAAGAACTGCAAGACAAACTTGCAAGCGGTGAAATAACCAAGGAAGAGTTCAAAAAGCAAATGGATTTCGCTAGGACTGATGAGAGATTCCGCATCCACGAATTGCTTGAAGAGGGGCGTCCAGATGAGATAATGCAAGAGGCTAAGGATTTTGCTGCAAGGGGAACATTCAATCACCAACCTAATGGCTTGCTTGGAATGCTTTCTACTTACATGAACTCGGCATCTAGAGATTTCCCGCCGATTAAATTTGTGATTCCATTCGTCAACGTAATTTCAAACGTGGCTAATGAAACCTTAAATTATACCCCTATAGGTTTTGCAAGAGGTAGGAGAGAGGGTGGGACTATAAGTGGACTCAAACCACAAAGGGATTGGGACGAGCAGAAACGCACAGAACTAATGATTAAGGCCACTATGGGTACAGCTTTAATGGCAACTGCTTATCTGCTTACGAAATTAAACGACGACGACGACGAGCCTATTTTAGAGGTGACTACTAACGGATTCGCAGACTACAAGAAGAACAAAGAGCTTGCAGAAACAGGCTGGCAGCAATATTCGTTCAGAATTAAGAACCCAGTTACAGGTGAATACTCTTCGTGGATATCCTACAGGGCAAGCCCGTTCATGGTTGGTCTTTCGTTTATTGGCGGACTTGGTGATGCCGAAAGATATAAGGGAGAGGACATATCTGCTGATGGATACGCTAAGATGGGTGTGGCTGCTACAGGTCTTATGAGATCATTCCTTGACCAGACATTTTTGTCAAGCGGTGAAGAGTTCTTGTCATCCATCTTTGACGAAAGAGATGAAAACTTGGTGGACAATATTGCTGATTCATTTAAGAAAACAGCAACTGCCATCGCATTGCCAAACTTTTACACTCAGACCGCACAGAAGATTGCGGATATAATGGACATTCCTCAAAAAGAGATTCGTGAGACTTACTTGGGAAGACTTCTTCGTGATGTACCGGTAGCTAGGAATCAGTATAAGAACATGATAAATGCCTTTGGTGATGAGGTTGACTACGATACAGACTTGTTGATGAGCGGCTCAAAGGGTAAACCAGAGGATAAACTTTGGAACCTTGTAGTCAGTAAAAAACAAACTATTGGCACCTCTACTGCGCCTGAAATATATGTGGATAAAAACGGAAACGAAGTACAGGTAACTGATGATCAGGCATATCAATTTGCAAAAGTTCGAGGTTCATACATCAAGAAATCTCTCGAAAAAAACTATGACAAGTTATCTAAGATGAGCAACGAAGAGTTTGCGAAATACTTGCAGGGAGTTAAGTCAACAGCGACTAATGTTGCTAAAACATCTTTCACTGTAGACCCCCAGGCTCTCGAAGCGAGAATGCAAGATTTTTTTGAGAAAAACGATTAATCAAGAACATTGGTAACCTATATTTGTAAGCGCAATGCAGCATGATATCAATCACACGGATATGACAGGACACGGATATGTAGATGGAATAGGTTCAGTTTTATTAACAACTTTTGCCGCTGTGTTATCATGGCAAGAACAGGCCGAATGGGCCTTCCGAATATCGTCCCTTATTCTTGCGTGTACTGTCTCCGTCGTTGTTCTCTACGGCCACTACAAGAAGGCCAAGAACAAGCGCTACCAAAAGTAATTTCTCCCTTCTGTAATTGTATACCTTCTGAAAACACAGAGGGCGGTGATCAGCCCGCCCTCAAAGTTCTCGTCTCCCGACTGCACTTAGTGTGCGCGAACTTGCAGGGCAAATATATGACATTTATTAATTAATGCAAAATAATTTTGCATAAATGCATCTTGAGTATATATTTGCTTCGGTTTTGGTGATATAATAATGTTTAAGTATTAGGGTTCCCCAGGCAACGGTCTGGGGATTTCTTTTATATTTGCACAACAAACGAAGTTATGATAGAATTGAAATTAGCGGACCCAACCCCGCATGAATTAAGTGAATATAGAGTACTAATTAACCAGCTAATGTACAATTTCCCAAGCGCAAGCATTATGGTTGAGCGCGGCCTTGGAGATTACGCAATTAGTACCACATCAATATGGATAGATGACAAGAAACGCACAGACTCCCATTCCGCAATTTACCCCTCAGTTCCCAACCGGGGAACGGCGCAAATCAAGGCCGACATTCTCTCCCTTACCTTCGCTATGCGTGAACTTGGGTTTGATATCAAATTTCTCGACAGCGATCCAATCGTTCGCGAAAAAGTTTCGATAACTCGTGGTAAGCTCGATTCTTGCATATCTCTTCGTCAGATGGTGGAACTCCTGGAGGAAGCGAACCACGAAAAGCTCTCGGAAGTAAAAGTGATGATAGAGAACAAACGCAAGAATGGCGGGCGTCCCAGCAAGAAATCCGTGATTGATTTCATCTTTTCGGGAGCTAAGGAAGAAAAACGGGCGCAGCCATTACGGACCGGCCCAGAGTGGGCGCGAGTCAAGATGGAGTGGCGTGATAAGTTCTCCTCTTCTAAGTATGCGAAAATGTATAAAAGTCTCGACGAATTTTGTACCTTCGCGACTGAAGAAGAATGTAAATAATGGCTACAGCATCGACATCAATTAGACAGCGGATTGACAGCACTAGCAATCCCATAATTACCAAAATACAGGTAGAGGGAAATGACGTTGTGTCGTTCCTGAATGGGACTGACTATATCCGTGCAATGAGTCAGATTCTCCCGCAGAGTCCGACTTACATTTCCTATCGATACGATTCTGTAACTATTTCGCAAGTAGCCGGCGAAGCGTTTACATTCACCACTTATACTGTTACTGAGGTAGGTGGAAACACGTTTACAGCACTGAACTTCAATGACCCGGCGGACGTAGTACAAGCTAAGACTATTGAGATTTACAGACTGCTTGTTACGTCGGTATTCAAGGGGTGTTGCGAGTGTGGAGACACCATGCCACAGTGTTCTATTCAGTACACCTATGGCGGAGAAGGCGGAAGTGGGATTGTTGGTGAATTTGACTACACTTCTGGAAGCCCCGGCACAATTCGATTTAACAATATAACTGGTAACAACCAAGATTTCACGAGTTTCTTTCCCATCGTTCAGGATGGGTCGTGGGTGTTTATATTCAGCAAGACCGACCCCACGATATACGCAGTACTTCAGCTTTCGGGATATACTGACTTGGGGGGGGCTGCGGGATTTACAGCCATTGAGTTGAATGCTCAGGGCGTTCCATTTGTTGAGGGTACAGAGTTTTGTATAGACTTTACGAGTGTTGGTGGATCACTAGTTCAGGGATGGCAGGACACCTTGGATATAAGTTCTGTCCTTGACAAGGACAACACGGTAGATGGGGCGGGATACAACTTTGTGTTTGACAACAACGCGTCGTTCCTTATTAGCTCGCCGGGCGGTAATATACTTGCAGACAGCACAGGGACATCACTTAACGCGGGATCACAACAGATACTTGTTAATGGCGGATACATAGACATCATAACTCCTAACTACGCCACCGCTGGCACGGGGTGGGTGCTTGCCAAGACGTCCGCAGGACACGTCGAGTACGTGGAGGCAGGAACAGGTACAATAAGTTCTATTGAACTCATAATGCCCCCTGCGTTCACCGTAAGCGATCCAAATCCATTGACTGAAAATGGAACATTCACAGTGACTGTTGAAGGTTTGGCTACAGAATACATCAACGGCCTTGGTGAGCTTGCTACGTTTCCTGTATATACTGTAGAAAACGGTCTCCATACAAAGGAAAGCCCTGCCGATCCAAATGTGTTTCATCTTGGTGGAATTTTAATTGAAGACACAACAATTACTACAACCAACGGAGCAAACGAGTATGCCCTTGGCGTGTTGGGTTCGGCTAGTCAAGACACACAGCAGCCCTTTGGTGTTGCCAACTTGGGCAACGGGGGTGTTGCCACGTTTCAAGACTACGGATCAGGCACAAGGCCCAACCCATCTGTAGAGATTGTAACCGACCAGGACTTGATTCAACCCGCCCTTCAATTGACCTTGGAGGGTGATTATTCATCGGCCAACGATACACTGCTTCGTTTGAACTACACGGGCGATCCGGCCCTGGCCAAGTCGACCATCGACTATCAGTTCAGGAACAATGACCCGACGGTGGCGAACTCTTCGTTTGTTGCCAGCCGACTGACGACCGAGATAACAAACTTTACCAACAATACTGAGCAGTCCAAGTTTCAACTCCAACTGATAAACACTGGCACTCTTGCCAACAAGTTGGAGGTGAGCGGCACTGGTCAGCTTACGCTAAATGAGTACGGCTCCTCGTTTACCAATACGGCGCCTACATATTCACTCGTTGTGGACAGCGCTGGTCTTGTTTGGAAGAAGCAAGTTACCGGAGGTACGGTTACATCCGTGTCTGCCACAGGTCTTCTGACCACGTCTCCGGATCCAATTACAACCACAGGAACTGTCACATCTATAATGGACAGTGGGTTCCTCGTGGGAAGATATTCTCCTAATGAAGGGGAGTTCCAGCAGATTACCATTGGTGACGGGCTTCTGTTGAGTCCAACTGGAGAATTGACGGCGGAAGGCGGCCCAGGCGAAACCTACACCGTTAACAACGGTCTTGAGCCGCAAACCGTCCCTACGTCTGATCCAAATAATTTCCAATTGGGCGGACCGCTTGTTCGTGACACAACTATTACTGGAAATAGTAATGCTTATGGGTTATATCTACAAGATTTAACTGATTTTTATGCTCAAACTAGTGCTGAAGTTCTTTTACAGACAACTAGTTTAACAAACCCAGCAAATTATGCGAGATTAAATTTAGGAGACATTTTAGCGTCGTTGACCCTACATGATGGCACAAGTTCAATTGGTGTTTTTCAGGTGACGCCAGCAATGTCTTTAATGCAATATCAGGATAATGCAATCAATTGCAAAATATATATAGATTCAAATGGAGTTAATATATCAACTCCAAATGTACAAAATTTTTCAGCAACTGTTGGGCAAGTATTGACATTGATAGGCTCCACAACGGGTGAAGTTGAGTTCCAAGACGCCCCCGGCGGTAGTTACACTTCTAATCAAGGCGTATACCCTCTTCCTCCCACATCCCCATCCACGACAACGACCTTCCAACTTGGCGCACCAAGCGGTAGTCAATCAAGCATAGCTTTTTCAGAAGATAGGTTTATAAGCGTGACCGACAAATCTCTCCAAATGGAGGGAACGTCTTATGTTTTAAAGCTAGTTGAAGGAACGGCGGCTTTGCCAAATAGGCCAACCACTCTTAGTGTAACTGCTGAAAACAATTATCGAGCAGGGCAATTTATATCTAAAACAGGGGAGTCATTACGGGTAACTACATATGGAAATTCGAATGCTCTTGTTGTAGAAAGTCAATTAAATACCAATACATCATTCACTGCTTCATTTGTCAATGATTATGGTCCGGGAATAGATGTTAAGTCAAAAACCCAAAGTCGGTTTTGGTTGTACAATGGATCACCAAATTCTGTAGTAAACATTGTTAATTTTGAAAATAGACCGTCGGCAGGGCCATATGTTGCAGGTCAAGGGGTTTCTATTAGTTTTACACCTGGAGGATCACCTGGTTCCGTACCATATGACAACGCGGTTATTTTAAATTCCATAATTTCAAACCTAACTCCAGGATCAGAAAGGGCTGACTTTAGGGTTGATACATTTAACAATGGAGCATCTTTAAATCACAGCACATTTATCGGAAGTGGTCAACTTCAACTTAACCAATACACAACCTCTACAGCGTTTGCGGCTGGTTTGACTTCTATTGGTGT